TTGGCTTGCATCTGCCCGAGTGCCCGGATAATCCGCTCCATGCCGAACGAACCTTGCCCCAGCGCGGCGGACGCGTCGCCTACCGTGCGGAGCATGCTGACGGCCTTATCGCCCGCGAAGTTGTAGGCAAGCAGTTGGCGGGTGGCCGTGGTCAGTTCCTGCAACCCGAACGGCGTCTCGATTGCCAGTTGCTGGATTTGCTTCAGCATCACGCCGGCTTTTTCCGCAGAGCCGGTCATGGTCGTCATGGCGATCCGGGTTTGCTCCATCGTTGCCGACGCCTTGATCATCGCACCGGCAAGCCCGACCATCGGCAACGTGACGGCGTATGTTGCGGTGCGCCCGAACGACTTCATCGCCTTGCCGACGGTTGCCACCTGTCGCTTCGTGACTTCCATCTGCCTGGCGAACTGGCTGGCATCTGCGCCGATCTTGACGATCAACTCCGCTATGGTCATAACACCATCCCACCCGTCGCGAGGACGCTCGCTTTTACGAAGTCGATCACCTTGTCCTCATGTGGCTTTTCTGGCTCCTCGCGTTCACGGTCGCCGAACCATTCCCGTAAAAACGTCCCATAATCTGGAGTCTTGTCCTGTTCGCTGTGCGCGCAAGCAGTGATATATGCAGGGAGCGCCGCGCGATGGTTCTCAATTTCGTATCCCCACGGCTCAAGGTATTCCAGCGCCTGTAATTCCTTGATCTCGTCCCCCGTGAACCGTGAAAGTATCTGATGTACCGGGATACCCCACTTGAGGGAAAGCCGCACCAGGAACCGCCGGTATCGGTTCCGTCTCAGTTTTTTGCGGCATTCTCTATTGATTTCGGGGTCAGACCACAAAGCTCGGACGCTTCCTCAAACAGCATCGCGAGCAACCCCGCATCTGCTTTCCCGAGCACGTCCGCGTCAGATGGTTTGAACAGCAAATTACCGCCGCCATCGCACAGGCATCGCACGAGAAGCCGCGCCGTCATGTTCTTGTACTCTTCTCCGCGCTTTGCAGCGTCGGCGATCTGGAAGAACCATTCATCCTTTTCCGCGGCTGTCATGGCGCGAAGATAGACGGTCTTTCCGAACGCTTCGCAGAACACCCCTTTGATCTTGGGAGCCGCGTTCATAAAATCGGCGGCCACCGCTTCCTTGACCTCGGGTGCCTTGATTTCAGCAGGTGCTTTCATTTTTCCTGCACTCATTTTTTGCCTCCTTTGTGGCGTCAATCTTCTTCGGGCATGCGTTGGGATTGCGGCGGTTCCAATGCGTCCTGGAACGTCGGCCAGTCGGGGCGCTCACTGCATAACGCTTGCAGGCCTTCCCGTGCCATCCATTCCCGCCAGGCCACAGCGTTTCCGACAATGCGATAGAGTACCGTTCCGTCCGGTTGTACGTCCACTGTTTCGGTACGTGGATCCAATTCACCGTGAAGGCTGGCCATCGTATGGCGGGCCGCCTCAATTACCCTGGCTGCGTCCGTATCACCGGGCGCGAATATCAACCATGCATGGTGTTCCATCGGTTATGCCAACGTCGGAACACCGGTGAGCTTGTAGTCAAACTTGATTTTGAGCGTTTCACCGACGCTTGCCGTCGGCTCCGCGCCGGTCAGGAACCCGGAACAAGACCATGTGGTCGTCGAACCGGCTGCGTTTGGCCATGCGCATGAAATGCTCACGGCGGTGTCCGCGTAGAATCCGTAAAGCGCGCCTCCAGGCGCATATTTCTGCTGCGCATTGTCGGGAATGTACTCGCATTCCACCGTCAGCGATCCGGCGTCCTTCAATCCGGCGACGTACTGTTTCCAACCGCTGCTGTCAAAGCTGGTCACGTCCACTGTTTCGCGCCCCAAGCCCGTCCAGTTCACAGACTTCACGGCCGGCAGCACGACGCTATCCACAGTCACAGTTGGCTTGTTCTTACAAAGGATTCCCATCTTGGTTCCCTTCCGTTGATTTGGTTTACGTTACGTTATACGAGAACGTCACCGTCCCGCTTGTGATCAATTCAAAATCTGCCTCCAGGATTTCACCCGTCTGAGCCTTGGTATCAAACTTCGTCAACCGCGCCATGCCGCTCACTGTGCATGATCCGCCATCTGCCTCAGGGAGCGTTATGGTGAACGTCTGCATCTCCTGGTCGCTCGCGTGAAAGTCCGTCAATACGGAGGATTTGACAAGCATGGCACCGTCAACGAACGTCCCATGGTTGGTGCCGTTTTTCGTGTTTCCGCCGAAAAAGAATGTGAGTGTCTCCCCGGCGTCATCTGCGGTGAACGACTTAGTGACGCGCGTCCATTGTGAAGTACCGGAGAAGAAATCCGTGTGAAACAACCCTGTTTCTGATCCAGTGAGCGACCAATTCGCACCATTGGTCGCGCCGTCCGTCGCGATGCAGTAGTACCACAGAGATGCATAATACGTCTCACCGCCTTCAAGGGTCACTTGTTGTTGAAATCCTTGTGTCGCGCCACCGGATGCTTCTTCCCAGTAGAACGACGTACCTCCATTATGTGATTGTGCTTGGCTTATGACGTGTACGTCCACGTCACCGGTCTCCGTCCATCCGTAGCACGTCGTTGCACCAACCGCCCCGGCGAAATCACCATTCGTGAGCAGGTTCCAGCAAGCAAGGTCTCCCAGCAGCCCGCCGTTTGCATAGAGGTGTGACGCGGCGTCCGGAGTATACAGCAAGGTCCCGGTAATGGACGTTCCGCCCTTGATCCCGGCGACGTATTCTTTCCATCCGCCCGTGCTGTCAATGGTCGTCACTTCTTTCGTTTCGCGAGCGTGGGAGAATCCGAGGGTCTTCAGCTTCCCTATGTTCACGCCCGCGATTGCGAGCTTCGTGTTATTTGCCGCGACAATCATTCCCATCGTCTTGTCCTCGCTCAAGTGAGAGTATCCACGTGAATCCTGAATCTGCACTGACCGTGTACGGTTTCACCGTCCAATTCTATGAACTCCACGCCGTTGTCAATCAGCAGGCATCCCCTGAACGTACAACCGGTTATGGTCAGAGAACCGCCAGCCAGAGTGTTGATGATTTGCCGACGAATGTCCTTGTTGGTGACGGTCCCTGCAGTCTTGTAATCCGTGGTATACACGTCGACAGTTACGGTGAGCCACCGTTGTGGCGTGTTGAAATCATCGTCCCAGGTCTCCACGATATTGTTGCAGACGATGTACGGCGCGGTTTGCCCGTCGTACGGGTTATCAACCACTGGCACCGTCGCGCCGCCGGATGTGACCTGCGAGGTAAGCGCGGCTTTAACCGCCGCCTGAACGTAGAGCTGGACAGATTTACCTGCCATTATGGTACCGTCCCGCCTGCAACCGGTAACGCGTACGCCGCCGTCAATACCGGCTTGGTTGACCCCGTGCCGAGTGTCAACGTGTTGCTGTTGCCGCTCTTGTCCGCGAAGGTCAGTTCATCGTTGGCCGCCGTAGTCCACTCGGCCACAAGGCCGGTAGTCGCTCCCAGTTCCGCGTCCGTTGCCGCCGCCGCGATCTGCGCCGCGGTGCGCGCCACATTCCAGATTCGGATACAAGCGAGCGAGCCATAGAACGAATACCCGCTCACACTGTCGTTGAGGTTACCAACACAAAGCGATGCAGCCCCGGTGTTAATATAATCGGGAGTGTCTATCGCAGAGCCGTCTACACTGACGCCGTCTATCGACACGGTAACAGATTCGCCATCGTATACGACTGCATACCGGTGCCATGCGGTATCCGTGATAACTGCCGATGTGCTTGTCCATGTGTACGTAGTCGTGGAGCTTTTGACCGGGACAACGATCTTGCCGGAAGAATTGATCGCGACATAAAATGCCTGATTCGCAGACATGGTGCCCCACTTAGCAATCATTACCCTGGTTGCCGGTATCGTCCCTGTAGCCGACCGCATCCAGAACTCAACCGTGAATGCGGTGGACACGTCGAGCGTCGCGCTATCCGCCGCAGCGGTGGTATCATTCGCCCAGTTGAACGTCATCACGTGATACAGCGGCATCACCGAGGCCGCCGATACGTCCGTTTCAGTGCATAACAGCGTCATGGCTGCGTCCCGGAACTCTTCATTGAGGACGTTCATGATCTTCAGCGTATGGGTGACAGACCCGCGAGTGAACGTAATACGCATGTCAGGCTTCACACCAGCGCAATAACGGATCGTAACGGCGTGCGTTACGTCCGCGCGTTCTTGGCCCATGCTGAA